GGTAACGCGCCACCGCAGAGTTTAACTAGCGACAGGATTATTTAAACCGTTTTAATTTCAAAGGGATACAAAGTTGAAACAGCAGATCGAATATATACCTACCGAAAAACTGATACCATACGCTCGAAATAGCCGCACTCATTCCGATGAGCAAGTGGCTCAAATTTGTAGCAGTATCAACGAGTTTGGCTTTACCAATCCAGTTTTAATAGATGGCGATGACGTTATCATAGCAGGCCACGGCAGAACGATGGCAGCGCACCGCCTGCAAATGAAAGAGATACCTTGTATCAGGCTGTCTCATTTAACTGATGCACAAAAGCAGGCATACGTTATAGCAGACAACAAACTAGCCCTAAATGCTGGCTGGAATGATGAAATGCTCAAGATAGAGCTACAGGAGCTAAAAGACGCGGATTTTGATTTATCGCTAACTGGTTTTGATGATAAAGAGTTAGCCGATCTTTTGGCAGACGCGGTAGAGGAAGGGCTGGTAGATGAAGATCAAGTGCCGGATGAACCTGAAAAGCCTGTTAGCGTTATTGGGGATATATGGAAGCTAGACCAGCATCGCGTTATGTGCGGAGATAGCACCAGCATTACAGCCATAGATCAATTAATGGAAATGCAAAAGGCAGATATGTGGTTAACTGATCCACCATATAATGTAGATTATACTGGTAAAACTAAAGATGCTTTGAAAATAAAAAATGATAAAATGAACGATGACACCTTCAGGCAATTTTTAACAGATGCTTATACTGCTGCTGATCTTTCTATGAAAGACGGGGCTGTTTTTTATATATGGCACGCTGACTCAGAAGGGTACAATTTCAGAGGTGCAGCAAAAGATGTCGGTTGGGAAGTTAGACAATGTTTAATTTGGTCTAAAAACAATATGGTTATGGGGCGGCAAGATTATCATTGGCAACACGAACCTTGTTTATACGGCTGGAAATCAGGTGCTGGACATTTTTGGGCTAATGATAGAAAGCAAACCACTATTTTGAATTTTGATAGGCCGTCAAGAAGTTCTCAACATCCTACAATGAAGCCTGTTAACTTAATGGAATATCAAATAAAAAATAATACGCGAGGTTCAGATGTCGTTCTGGATAGTTTTGGCGGTTCTGGCTCTACATTAATAGCTTGTGAAAAAACAGGCCGCAAAGCTAGGTTGATGGAATTTGACCCTAAATATGTCGATGTCATAGTTAAACGCTGGCAAGACTATACAGGCCGCAAAGCTATACACGCTGAAACAGGCAAAACATTTGATGAGATGGTAAATGGCAGCGCAGACGTTTCCGCTTGATACAATATCTAAACTGCTAGACTTAACACCGCAGCGAGTTACGCAGCTAGTCAATGAGGGCATAATACCGCGCAAAGAGCGTGGGCGTTATGAATTAGTGCCTGTAGTTAGAGCGTATATAAAATATCTGCGAGAGCGTGGCATACGGTCTGATGTAAGCGGTGATGATTATAACGCGCATCGCACACGCCTAACCAAAGCTAAAGCAGATATGGCTGAAATGGAAAAGGCGCAGATAGAGGAACAGCTAATCCCATCGAGCGATGTGGAAAAGGTTTGGATAGAAGTTAGCCAAAATATGCGGCAGAAGATGTTATCGCTGCCACAAAGAGCCGCGCCAGAATGTTTCGCGGCAGAAAATCTAGTAGAAGTTAAAAACATTCTAAAAGAACAGGTTTATGATGCCTTACAAGAAATCGCAGACATCGAAGTTAAGGTCAGTCAGCCTATCCGCGCATCCGACAGCGATGAGGATAGCACAGGCAACATTCAACGCGATGAAGCCACCGACAGACCTAAAACTGGATGAATGGGCAGACGAATATAGAAGATTATCGCCAGAAGCATCAGCAGAGGCCGGGCATTGGAATACAAACCGCGCAGCCTACCAGCGCGGCATGATGCAAGCTATTAGCGACCCTACGATTGAAAACGTAGTTTTTATGACAGGCGCACAGGTAGGCAAGACTGAAATAATAAATAACGCGATAGGGTATTATATTGATAACCAACCATCGCCTATGCTGGTGGTGCAGCCGACATTAGAAATGGCTAAGATGTGGTCTAACGATAGACTAGCCCCTATGCTACGCGATACACCTGTTTTAAAAAACGCGGTTGCAGATGCTAGGACGCGAGATAGCGGCAACACTATTTACCAGAAATCATTCGCAGGCGGCTATATAGCGATAGTGGGCGCAAATAGCGCGGCTGGGCTGGCATCTAGGCCAGTGCGGTGCGTATTTCTCGATGAGGTCGATAGATATCCTGTATCGGCTGGCTCTGAGGGTGATCCTATTGATTTGGCTAGGGCTAGAACAAAAACCTTTAGCTATAACCGCAAAATTGTGATGGTTAGCACTCCGACCAATAAAGGCGCATCAAGAATAGAGGCGGCTTATCAGGAAAGCGATCAACGCCAGTATTTTGTGCCTTGCCCTGATTGTGGTCATAAGCAAACTTTAAAATGGTCGGATGTAAGGTGGGATGAAGGAAAGCCGGAGACGGCTGCATATATGTGCGAAGATTGCGGCAGCTTATGGGATGAGGCAAAGCGTTTACGCGCTATCCGCTATGGCGAATGGATCGCTACCGCGCCATTTACAGGAACGGCTGGCTTTCACCTAAATGGCATTTATTCAGTATGGGTTAGCCTCGAACGTGCGGCAAAAGAGTTTTTACAAGCAAAAAAGCTGCCGGATACTTTGCGCGTTTTTGTAAATACTTATTTAGCTGAAACCTATGAGGAAATGGGTGAGCGCGTTGATGACTACGCTGTTTCTGAGCGCGTAGAGGAATTTGATGAAAAACTAGATGCAGGCATAGTTTGTATTACAGCAGGCATTGACGTACAGGACAGCTATCTAGCCCTAGAGATAGTGGGCTGGGGCAGGGATGAAGAAAGCTGGTCTATCGATTGGATACAGCTTTATGGCGATCCATCTACTCCGCATCTATGGAATGATTTGGATAACCGCTTGCAAGCCATCTATGAGACTGAGGACGGACGGCAGCTAGGCATCAGGGCAGCTTGTATAGATAGTGGCGGTCACTATACGCAAGCGGTGTATAACTATGTCAGGCCGCGTGAAGGCAAGCGCATTTTTGCCATAAAGGGTATGGCAGGGGAAACACGCCCGATTGTCAGCAAGCCGACCAGAAACAATATAGGTAAAATCAAATTATTCACGATTGGCGTTGACAACATCAAGGAATTGATTTTTAGCCGCTTAAAGGTTACAATCGCAGGGGCAGGGTATTGTCACTTCCCTACAGGGCGCGATGATGAATATTTTAAACAGCTGGCAGCATCTGAAAAGATTGTCACTAAATATCATAAAGGCTTTCCGCGCAGGGAATTTGTCAAAACACGCGCCAGAAATGAGGCACTTGATTGCCGCGTTTATGCTTATGCCGCACTGTCGATACTGTCACTGCGGCTAAATGATATTGCGGATAGGATTGCAAATGCACCAGCAGAGCCAGAAAAGCCGAAGCAACCGCAAGTGCAAAACAATCCTATCTTTAAACCACGCCCATCGGGCGGTTTTGTGAACGGCTGGCGATAATGGCAAATTTATTTGATGTAGCTAACGCACCGACTACCGAACCTGAAAAGTTCGCTATCGGTGATTTTGTACAATGGAAGCGCGAAGATTTAGTGGACGATTATCCTACCGCTACCCATAGCGCAACGTGGATAGCTAGGCTGGCTTCTGGCACTAGCAGCGAAATTACAGTAAACGCTACAGAAACATCTACCTATTATCTTTTCACTATACCTAGCGCAACAAGTTCTGGATTTACGCAAGGCCACTATCACTGGCAGCTAGAAATCACAGAAACATCATCGGGCAACCGTATTATCATTGATAGCGGCACACTTGATATCGAATATGATTTAGATGTTAATGTAGACCCTCGCAGCCACGCGCAAATAATGATTGATAAAATCGAAAGCATTTTGCAGGGCAAGGCTGATGCAGATGTTAGCAGCTATAGTATAAATGGGCGTAGTCTTACAAAGATGTCTTTTCAAGATTTAATTGATGCGCGTGATTTTTATCGTAAAGAATACGCAAAAGAGTTGCAGCTAGAACGCGCTAAGAATGGCGATGCTACAGGCGCAACAGTGCTGGTGAGGTTTTAGATATGGGCGTTATGGATTTCTTTAAAGGCAAGCCGAAGCCTCAAAAGCGCAACTATCAAGGCGCAAATATAGGCAGACTATTTAGCGATTTTATATCTTCTTCGCGTTCTGCCGATAGTGAAATTAGGCCAAATCTACGCACTTTGCGCGACAGATGCCGCGAGATAAGCCGCAATCATCCCTACGCAAAACGCTATCTACAGATAATGACCACTAACGTAGTGGGCGCAACAGGCGTATCGATGCAAGTGCGAAAGCGCAACGATGATAATAGCCTAGACACAGTAGGCAATCGCCTTATCGAGCAAAACTTTATGGCGTGGGGGCGCACAGGATTTTGTACGGTTGATGGTCGTTTAAGCTGGATACAGGCGCAGCGTCTGTTTATGGAAACGTTAGCGCGTGATGGCGAAGTGATTATTAAGAAAATCCGCAGGCCAGCCGATAATCCATTCGGGTTTAGCCTACAGTTTTTAGAAGCCGATTATTTGGATGAAGAATATAACAAGCGTTTAAGCAACGGCAACGAAGTGCGGATGGGCGTTGAGATTAACAAAGCTGGTAAACCTATCAGCTATTTTATGTTTGAGGATCATCCGCATCACGATCATAGTTATGGCTCGACCACTAAGCGCAGGCATATACAAGTGCCAGCAGATGATATTATTCACTGCTTTATACAGGAACGCGCAGGGCAGACCAGAGGCGTTCCGATGATGAGCAACGCTTTATCGCGCCTAAAGATGCTAGATGGCTTTGAAGAAGCTGCGCTAGTAAATGCGAGAGTAGCCGCATCAAAAATGGGTTTCTTTGTTAGCCCAGAAGGTGATGGCTTTATTGGCGATGATTACGATAACAACGCCCCGATTATGGACGCATCGCCCGGCACTTTCACGCAACTGCCTACAGGGATGGATTTTAAAGCATTTGACCCATCGCAGCCGACCGATAACTTTGCAGATTTTGAAAAAGCTATTTTGCGCGGCATCGCGTCAGGGCTGGGCGTTAGCTATGTATCGCTAGCAAATAATCTGGAAGGCGTTAGCTATTCATCTATCCGGCAAGGCACTATCGAAGATCGTGACCATTTCAAGATGATGCAGCAGTTTATGATTGATGCATTTATTGACCCTATCTATCGGGCTTGGCTGGAAATGGCTATCACTGTCGGCAAGCTAAATCTGCCGATGGGTAAATATGATTTATTTGCTGATAATGTAATCTACAGACCACGCGGCTTTGCGTGGGTAGACCCACAGAAGGAAATAAATGCGAGTGTAACCGCGCTAAATAACGGCATCGTTACTCTGCAAGATATTCACGCTCAATATGGTAAAGATACAGAAGATGTATTTGAACAGATTAATCGCGAAAGTGAATTGGCAGACCGTTATGGTATCGATACTGCATTCCAGCCATACGGCACTAAACTGCCAGCGCAGCCTAGCATAGACGTAGGACAGGAAGAAGATGGCAACGTATAAAGGCGTGGAAATCAGCTTAAAGCCTACAGAGGGAATGGCAGCCGAAGCGCGTAAATTTTTTAAATGGCGCGAAGAAGGCAAGCAGGGCGGCACTGCTGTAGCTGTAGCCAGAGCGCGTCAATTAGTAAACCGTCAGGAATTGTCAGCCGAAACAGTACGCAGAATGCATAGCTTTTTTAGCAGGCATGAAGTGGATAAACAGGCCGAAGGATTTAGCGCAGGCGAAGAAGGCTATCCATCGAAAGGCCGCGTAGCGTGGGCAGCGTGGGGCGGTGATGCAGGCCAAACTTGGGCAAGGGCAAAAGACGCTGCGCTTGACCGCATCGATGAAGGTGATCGCGATATGACAAATGAAATAAATTCTGATAATATGACCCTAGATGTAGAGGGTGATGATATGGAAAATAGGCATATTATTGATGTAACTGAAACAGATGAAACTTATACAGTTACATTTGAAAAGCATACCGAAGAAATGCGGCCTTATGATGATGAAGATAAAGAGGAACGGTTAGACCGTTCTGCGCTTAATTATCGGGCGGCTGATGGTGAAATGGTAGATGAAGATGACCGCAGGGTGCGGATGTCTTTATCATCAGAAGAGCCTGTCGAGCGTTCATTCGGGCTAGAGGTTTTAGAGCATAGCGAAGAAGCTATCGATTTATCGCGGTTAAATTCTGGTCATGCACCTTTGCTGCTAGACCACGATTTAACTAAACAGATTGGCGTTATCGAACGGACATATCTTGATAAAACCGACCGCAGACTACGGGCGGTGGTGCGCTTTGGAAAAGGTGCGCTTGCTAGAGAGATTTACGATGACGTTAAGGATGGTATCAGAAGCAACGTCAGCATCGGTTACCAAATCCGCAATATGGATGCTAAGAATGACAGGGCAGGCACTGTTTCTGTTAATTCTTGGATGCCATACGAGGCTAGCATTGTGAGCGTTCCTGCCGATGCAGGCGTGGGCGTTAATCGCAGTGCTGAAACAAAAACCGTCATAGAAGTGAAGGAAACTCCGAAAATGACTGAAGTAAATGTGGATGAAATCCGCGAAGCAGCATCAGAAGCAGCTAAGCGCGATTTTCAAAAGAATGCTGGCGAAATCATCAAGCTAGCACAAAAGCACAACAGACGCGACTTAGCCGATAAAGCTATTGGTGATGGCCTTTCTGTTGAGCAATTCAGAGGCGTTCTGCTGGACGCCATTGGCGAAGGCACACCGCTTGAGCAATCTGCTGGCGCGGTTGATATGTCTGCAAAAGAGCAGCGCGATTATAGCTTTATGAAAGCTGTACGCGGTCTGGTAAATGGTTCTGGCCTGCAAGGCTTGGAGCGCGAGGTTTCAGAAGAAATCGCAAAGCGTTCTGGTCGTGAGGCTCGCGGCTTCTACGCCCCTGACCAGTTCTGGACTGGCAAGCGTGATTTGACCGTTGGTACAGATAGTGCTGGCGGCTTCTTGCGCCCTACTGAGCATCTAGGTAATGAGTTTGTAGACGCGCTGCGCGCTCGTCTGGTTTTCTCAGAATTAGGCTCTCGCGTAATGTCTGGCCTTAAAGGTGATGTTGCTATTCCAAAGCTAGCAACTGGCGTATCTGCTGGTTTCGTAGCAGAGAATGGTGCTACCAGTGAAGTGAACGCTGTTTTCTCTCAGATTACAATGTCACCTAAATCACTGGGCGCGTTTACAGACGTTTCACGCCTGCTGATGATCCAATCTGACCCATCTGTTGAGCAGATTGTACGCGATGACCTGTTGAACAGCATCGCGCAGAAGATTGAAGATGTAGCCATCGAAGGTGGCGGCTCTAACGAGCCTACAGGCATCACTGGTACTACTGGTATCGGTTCTGTTGCTATCGGTACAAACGGTGGCGCGATTGCGTGGGATGACATTGTAAATCTTGTCAAAGAAGTTGAGATCGACAATGCAGCCATTAACGGCAATTCATTGGCATACCTGACAAATCCGAAGGTAAAATCACTGATGGCATCTACTGCTAAAGTGGCTTCTACCGATAGCGTTATGCTGTTGGATGCGCCTTGGAATAGCCTGTATGGTTACAACTTGGCAATCACCAACAACGTACCATCTGACCTGACCAAAGGCACAGGTACAGCGTTGTCAGCTATGATCTTCGGTGATTTCTCGCAGTTGATGATGGGCTTCTTCTCCACACCTGATATTCTGATTGACCCTTATACAGCAGGCTCATCAGGCGCGGTTCGTATCCGCGTGATGCAGGAAATGGATATCGCTGTTCGTCATGCACAGTCATTTGCGGCTTGCTTGGACATCGATGCCTAAATAACTTGGCAGGGGCGGTATCAGCCGCCCTTGCTTTCTTTATAGGGGATTGTGATGAAGTTAAAAATTACGCGCACTTGTATGGTACAGGGCAAAACGGCAGAGGCTGGCACTATTGTAGATTTGCCAGAAAACATCGGTTTAGATTTAGTTAACATCGGCAAGGCGCAGCCCCACGATGAAACCACCTTAACTGACCGCGCTGTTGGCCTAACAAAAAAATCAGCATCATCGCTTGTTAAAAGAAGTGCGAAGAAAAAATGAAGGTTTATATGCTAAAAGATTGCGTTTCTGGCGGTGAAAACCTTAAAGAAGGCAAAGAATATGATTTTCCTACACGCATCGCTAATAAGCTGATTGCGCGTGGTTATGCATCTGATAAAATGCCAGTTAAGAAGGCTAAAGAGGAAAGCGAAGATTAATGGCAGTGGAAACCGCAGATGATAGAGCGATTTTTGTCGGCATCGATGATTTCGGTGTAGCGGCAACTTATACGCCATCGGGCGGTGTAGCTTCTACAGTTAATGGCATCTTTGATAATGATTTTATCGAAATAGATGCTGGTGGTGGCGTAGGCGTAGCGATGCAACAGCCACGCTTTCACTGTAGAACGGCAGACGTATCAGCCGCAGCCGAAGGGGATGCGCTGGTAATTAATACGGTAAGCTACATTATCCGCATTGTGCAGGATGATGGCACTGGCATGACGATGATGGTATTGGAAAAGCAGTAATGGCGCACGTTAGAAAGCAAATAAGGGATGCCATAGTTACAGCCGTCACAGGCTTAACTTCTACTGGCTCTAACGTATTCCGCAGTCGCGTTTTTCCTATTGAGACAACAAAGCTGCCTGCTTTGTGCGTATATACAAAATCAGAGGCGGTTGATTTCGATACACTGACGATTAACCGTTCCATCATGCGTAATTTAGAAGTGATGATTGAGGCTTATGTTTCCGGCACTTCTAATTATGATGATGATTTAGATACAATCGCGGTAGAGGTTGAAGAAGCCTTATCTGCGGATGTAACGCTGTCTGGCATTTCTAAGGATTTGCAAGTAACAGCGTTTGAAGCCGATTATGTTGGCGATGGTGAGCAAACTGTCGCTATTGGTCGCTTCACTGTGGGGGTTGTTTATAGAACAGCCGAAAATGACGTAGAAACTGCTGCTTAATCAGGAGATTGAAAAATGGCTACACACGCAGGATCAGAAGGTACGGTCAAAAGCGGCAGTAACGCTGTCGCAGAAATCCGTAATTACACCATCGAGGAGTCAGGTGACACCATCGAGGATACCGCGCTGGGCGATACCAGCCGCACATATTTGGCTGGCCTAAAGACATTTACTGCTAGCGTAGATTGCTGGTGGGATGAAACTGATACAACTGGTCAGGGTACATTTGATGTAGGCTCAACTGTAACGCTCAATATTTATCCAGAGGGCGATACTGCTGGCGATACATATTACACTGGTTCTTGTATCATTACTGGCAAAACTATCACTGGCAGCTTTGATGGTATGGTAGAGGCTAGCTTCTCTATGCAAGGCACTGGCGCACTATCTGAAACTACTGTCTAGGTGATTTATGTCTATTGCTAATCAGATTGCGTCTAAGCGCAATAAAGATAGGCGCGTTATCGAAGTTCCCGAATGGGGCGATGATGCGCCAGTTCTTTTGTATGTTGGAGCGATTACAGCAGGCGATATGGACAGATTACAGAGAAAGCATAAAGATTTTCTCAATAATATGACCATCGCAGGCATGATTGACCTGATTATTGCAAAAGCAGAAACAAAAGACGGTGATCGCGTATTTACGCTGGAAGATAAACCAGTTCTGATGCGTGAGCCTGTAAACCTTATCGCAGATATCGCTGGTAAAATGTTTGGCGATATTGAAAGCGTAGAGGAACAGGAAAAAAACTAAAAAGCGATCCGCTGCGGCTCAACATGATGGCTTTGGCGGATCGTTTACACAAAACTCAGGGCGAGATAGAAGAATTAAGCCTTTCAGAGTTTAATGAGTGGATGGCTTATTTTAAGGTGACAAAAGATGGCAGACCAAAATCTTAAAATTCAATTAACAGCCATCGACAAAACACGGCAAGCATTTGCCTCTGTGCGCTCTGGTCTGGGGCGCGTAGGCAGTTCTATAGGCAATGTCAGAACAGCCCTAGCCGCGTTAGGTGCTGGTGTAGCCTTAAAGCAATTCTCGTCACAGATAGATGATTTGGCTAAACAATCCGCTAGAATTGGCCTAACAGTTAATCAGCTTCAAAGTTTGCAATTTGCCGCAAATCAAACAGGCGCAGAAGCGGATACGCTTAATAAGGCACTGGACAGATTTAGCAGGGTTATTTCTGAAACCAATCTAGGAACAGGTATAG